AGTAAAGAAATTTTTTCCCCAGTTAGTCGCTGTGCAGTATTTATATGCCATAGTTGCTTCCTCCTTTTGTGTGTTTATAAATCATAATTAACTTGTTGTCACGGTCTTAATTTGAAAATCTGCCGCTGTCCATTCTTCTGTAGATGTTACGTTTGACCCTGTATTACCACCAAAACCTATAGCAGACAAACTATCTGTTCCACCAGATCCTATACCATATCTTGCTTGTGATAAATCTGCTACTTCCGTCCATGATGATCCATCCCAAGATTCTGTGTTTGTTTTGTTTGGATGTGCACCACCAAATGCTAAACTTGAAGTAGTTGTTCCTGATCCACCTAAAAATCTTCTAGCTGTGTTTAGATCTCCTGTTTCTGTCCAAGACGATCCGTCCCAAATTTCCACTTTAGCACTATCAGGAGGTTCTTGACCTCCGATCGCTAAAGCTGCGGTTGAACTTCCTGAACCAGCTAATGCTACCCTTGCTGTGTTTAAATCATTGACTTCAGTCCATGCAGAACCATTCCATGATTCTGTAACTGCTAATTGATTTGTACCTGGATAAGTATTCACACCACCGAATATTAAACCAGCTGTTTGTGTCCCTGCAGCTCTGCTACCCATGTGTGCTCTACCAGTGTTTATTTCTGCCACTTCAGTCCAAGAAGATCCGTTCCATGATTCAACTACGTCTAAACTATTAGTGCTACTAGGATCGTTTGCTCCTCCTGCCATTATAGCTGCAGTATAAAGTCCTATTCCTGCTGATCCATATCTATTACTGTTAATTTCTGTGGTTTCAGACCATGAAGAACCATCATAAGATTCTACAGCAACTCCTACAGTCGAAATCGGAGAACCATCTCCACCAAAAGCTAGAGCAGCTGTTTGAATACCAGCACCTGAAAGAAGACTTCTAGCTGAATTTAAAGCACCACCAGATGCCCATGATCCAATAGGAGCTCCGCCTGTGTTTACAGTTTTAAACTGTCCTGTTGATGAGTTGTAGTAAAAGTCTCCAACAATCGCGTCAGCATAAGATGCTGCGTCTGTTGGTTGTATTCCTGAAAAAGACCATTCTTCTGTTGCATCTTTCACTGGTGGTGTTCCACCAAATGCCAAAGCAACAGTATTTGTTCCTGCTGGTGATCCTCCCAAATAACCTCTTGCAACTGCTAAATCACTTACTTCCGTCCAAGCTGAACCGTTCCATGACTCTGTAGCACCGCTGGCTGATCCATCATTTCCACCAAAACCTAAAGCAGCTGTGCTTGTTCCCGAACCACCTAATCCTCTTCTCCCTGTATTAAGTTCAGAAACTTCAGTCCAAGAACTACCGTTCCAAGATTCAACTGTATTTGTATTAGGTGCAGCAGTGGAATTACCACCAAATACTAATCCTGCTGGATATGTTCCTGCTGATCCCATATCTGATCTAGTGGTATTTATCTCTGCGACTTCTGTCCAGTTTGTTCCGTCATAATATTCAACATTGTTTAGATAACCTGGTGGAGCATATCCTCCTACGCCCAAAGCTGCTGTTTGAGTTCCAATACCAACTAATTCATTTCTTGCTGTGTTCAAGTCATTTACTTCTGTCCAAGAGCTTCCATCGTATTTTTCAGCTACATCCTGTGCTCCTCCTGAACCTGGATTTAAACCGCCAAAAGCAAAACCAGCAGTTTGAGTGCCAGCGCCTCCTAGATAACCTCTTGCTGTATTTAAATCATTTTGTTCTGTCCAAGATGTTCCATTATATTCTTCTGTTTCATCAACATAACTTGGAGTTCTACCGCCAAAGGCAAGACCAGCTGTTTGAGTACCAGATGCCGCTAATGCAAATCTAGCAGTATTTAAATTACCACCTGAAGACCAAGATCCTCCATAAGGATTATCTGCCAATGCTTGTGCAAATGGTGTTGGATCTTCGGATCGGGTTTGAACTTGAAACCCCTTTATACCTTTATATTCAGACATTGCTATTATTTATCCTTTAATAGCCAACCTTGAGTTGAGTCTACATAAACCAAT